CAAGACATCAGCACCCTTACCAGTTACAGCACCACCAACACCAATCGCAAAATATTCACCACCCTTATTCGTACTCCAACGGCCCGCTGCCTTACTATCAGCCGATAAAGTGATGCCTTTGAATATCTTTTGATAATCTGGTGACTGTATCAGGTTTCGCACCTTCCTTCCAAAACCCACGGCTAACTCAGCCGTATGTGCCGTCTGAATAATTTTTTTATCTGGGTATTGTCCAAGAAACCACGCAGGAAACAAATAAGAGGCAAACTCCGACTTGGTGTGCCGTGGGGGCATATTAATGATCAATCTTTTTAATTCCCCTCGTGCCACTCTCTCAAATGCCTCAGACATAATCTTGTGGTGCGACCCACCAATAAAGGCCGACCACATCATATGGACAAAAGGCAGAAAACCTTCCTTGGCACTCTCCCTACCCTTGGCTTCCTCATACTTTTCCAGTAACTGCAATATCTCCCTCTTTTGATCAACAGGGAGTAAATCAATCTTATCCTTGAACTGGGATAACTCCATTACTGCTTCTTTCTGTTTTTCTTTGCTGATACCACACGGAGGTTTCTTTTCATATTATTTTTTGGATTGCCATCCTTGTGATCAATATGTTTCCCATCACCTTTCCGTACTCTCCCTTGGCGTATCGCCTCCCTACGGTTCTTATTCCGTAAGGCTCTCTCCCTCTTCGCCTTGGTAGAGGCATGATATTTTCTGTATTCAGACAAAAGATTTTCCTTTACATATATGGTTAACCATATAACATGGTATACCACATACCATGATTAACCAAACATATTATTCCATAATATGTTTTATGGTATACCTTGAAGAGAATCATGGTATACCATATAGAACATGACAGGAGTTTATCGTGGTAGTTGAACCTTTCTTAATGTGGAACCTCTTAATCACCTTAGTGATTGCACCACTGGCGTGGTACATTAAAACCCAACGTGACGAAATCAAACGTATCGATATACTCCTAAACAAAACCAGAGAGCAATATATGAACAAGGTTGAACACAAAGACGATATCAACAGGCTCTTTGAACACCTATCCAGATTAGAAAACAAAATAGACACCTTGTTAACGTCAAAGTGACATTTGGCATTTTTTAGCAAATTGTTCACGCAGATTACTATATATATGTAAACGTGTGTGCCGTGATAACTCGTGGGGGTGGGGGTAGGTGGGGTAAAAAAAATAACATAATGTAAGTTATGCGCCTTTTATCACCTCAATAGTGCTAAGTCATTGATATTAAAGGATTTTTAATTTATCTAGCTTATCCTTAAGCTTTTTCTCCAGTTCATAAATGCTTTCATCCTGTGTTTCCTCTATTACTTTATCGCTAAACATAGCAATAGACCTTCCCAGAAGTGCCAATGAACTAACTTTTGCTGAGTCTTGATCTGAGTTTTCTACAATCTCCATCAATTTATTTTCAATATAGTTTTTCAGTGTCTCCTCTTTTCGCTCCGATAGAGCAATGTTAGAGCTAATAATTTCATCTACTCTCCACCTAACCTTGACTAACAACCTACTAGCTAATTCGTTTACACTTTTGGCCTTCATATTCTCAACGCTATATCCTGACTCCCTGTAAGCCTGACTATAGGACATTGAACCCTGAGCGACTAACTGAGCAAATCTCTCCTGTTTTGCTGTTAGATTATTTTCAGGCTTTACCACCATTAATTTTGGCTTATCTGATTTACTGCCTTTATTATCCATATTTTCACCTATTTTTATCCAAACACTATATCTAGTATGCACCTATAGCTCACATACTACATATTGATATATACCCTATATCTTGTATTTCAGCAATGGTGGCCGATACAATATGTTGATTTTCCCCATTGGCTCTTTTTTTGACCTGTTATACCTGAACACCTCAATGGCCTGTCAGTGGCTAAATTTGGGCCTCTCAGAGGGTATTTTGTTGAACATAGTTATTTTATTGGTGGTTCATTTTTTTTTATATCCAATGCAAGTTTTTATGGGTGTTATTCGTCTATTTATATGGGAACTAAAAAACCCTGAGTATTTGACGTTAATATATTATGTACTACATAGTTTAATATTATATTGTACAAAGTAGAAATAACTGCTAAGTAACCCACATGGTCATTTTGACCGATTCGTTTTACAGCCCCTGTTCGGCAAACATACTCTCGCCCTCTTCGGTAGCGAAGGTGAGCTAGCCAACCCTGACACACAGCCTGTCTTAGAGGTGGACGCACAAACACCATAAAACGCGATGGAGCGAATGCAAAGGTGGAGTTTCTCAAACGACAAGACGGCCGACCTTTCGGATAAAACTAGCAGAGGTTGGATCAAATCACTTGCACAACGAGATCAGATCGATTGGATGATAGTAGGCAACAAGACCGAAGGAGCATCGATCAACCCAAACTTATAAACTTAAATTATAGGGGCGTTCAATACGCCCCTGTTAACCTTGCGATGATATCAGAATGGTTCTGGTATCTTTTCAGTGTTAACAAAAGGGAAATCAAACACATGACACAAGATATAAAAACTTTAGAAAAAACATTAGTAAAATTATGTGACACAATTCAAAAAGATCATGAGAAAATACAGGAGCATTCGGTTGCCTCTTTAAAAGAGGTGCTAACAACTGACATAGAACACTATGGTTTCGATAACAAAAACATCTCAGATAATGATGTTGATCTACTGCTTAAGATAGTAGGTACTATTATCAAAAATAAGTGTAGGGCCGTTTATCACAACCAAATATAACAAGAAGGAGAATAAACGCATGGATAAGATAGTCACTATTAAACAGTCAACTTTTGATAAAGCAATCAATGCTCTCAACAAGGAGAAAAAAGAACTTCGAGACTTGTTGGAACTATCAAGAAACAGGAGCAATGAGTTGTATGACTTATTGCAGACTATGAGAGGCAAACTTGCCCAGTCTGAAAAAGAAAAAGAGAGACTGCAAACTTTAATAACTCAATCAATCTTAACACCTATTCGGCAACATCCGAAAGATTAGAGGTCTATAAAGTGCCTCTAAAATTCCTACTGATGATGGAGAGGGTTGCACCCTCTCCGAAACCCAAGGGTCTAGGATAGCAAAACAAAAAAAGGGAAATTAAAACTCATGACTAAGAAAAAATTTACACCAGAACAAGCTAAAGAATACGCCAAGAAAAAAGATCAGCAAACAAGAGACATTATCGACTCTTTTGGTACACTGACACTTCCAAAGCTAGAGGAGGCTTTAGAAAATGGCGTGTCTTTTGATTGGCAAAGAGGATGGAACCCATCAGGAATATCTGCACATAAAAACGTAGATGGAGAGATGTACAAAGGTGGTAACCAGTTAGCCTTAATGATAGAGGCAAGTTTAAAAGGATATACCTCCCCATATTGGCTTACCTACAATGCTTGCAAAAAGCTAGGTGGTAATATCAAAAAAGGAGAGAAGGCGTATCATGGCGTTGTATATGGCGTTCCTGTAGTGATTGAGAAGGAAGTTACCGATAACAAAGGCAACAAGAAAAAAGAGCAAAGGTCTTGGACTTCTTACCGATCTGTAAAGGGTGGCGTGTTTAATGCTTGCCAGTGTGAGGGATTACCTGAGAGATTTTATCCTAAGCCAGAGCAGTCAAACCCTGACCAGAGAGTACCAGAGATAGACGCATTCTTTGACTCACTTGGTGCTAACATTATCGATAGCACTAATGGAGCATGGTACAGGCCATCGACTGATGCTGTTGGAATGCCTGTCTACTCTACCTTCAAGTCAAGTACTGAGTGGTACTCGACACTTGGACATGAGCTAATTCACTGGACTAAGCCTAAGCATAGGCTCAATAGAGGTGGTGGAGAGTTTACAGCTTTCGGTAGTACAAACTACGCCTTTGAGGAGCTAGTCGCAGAGCTTGGTTCTATGATGCTGATGCAACAGTTTGGCATATCAGCAAAGCCTACTCAAAACAATGTGGCTTATCTGGCTAACTGGATAAAGGCACTGAAGGAAAAGCCTTCCATACTTCACAAGGCTTGCACTGAGGCATCCAAGGCAATCGTTTACCTTAATGATCTTAATGAAAAGAACACTAAGGGAGACACTAAAGAGGAGATACAGGAGGTAGCCTAGTGCTACCTTCACTTCGCACTGATGATGGTGGGAGTTGCTCTCCCACCGAAACCAATAGGTCTGCGATAGCAATAACAAACAGAAAGGGGATTATATGGAGTTTGTTTTTAACGATGGTGGCAGAAGTGAATACTTCAAAGGCAAAAGGGATGTAAGCGATTGCGTTCCCAGAGCTATAGCCATAGCCACAGGCTTAGACTACAAGCAAGTCTATGACGATCTAAACAGGCTTACCAAGGAGTACGCCTCTAACAAAAGAACCAAGGTAGCCAAAAAGCTTACCAAGGGTAGACAGTCAGTTAGGGATGGCACTTACAAGGAGGTCTACAGGCCATACCTTGAGTCACTGGGTTGGACTTGGATACCTACCATGAAGATAGGCCAAGGGTGCAAGGTTCACCTAGACGCTGATGAATTGCCCACAGGCACGATAATTTGCTCTGTCAGTAGGCACTTAGTCACTGTGGTAGATGGTATCATAAACGATACCTACGACTGCTCCAGAGAAGGCACACGCTGTGTGTATGGATATTTTACAAAGGGGGAGGCGTAAGCCTCCCAGAAAGGGAAATCAAAATGAAATTTGCAAAAAGATATGACAAAAAAGTCAGAGAAGTATTTGAGAAGTATCAGACCTTCGAGGACAATTTAAGGCAGTGCTTTTACTCTATGTTAAGAGATAAGACCTACACTAAAAAGAAAGTGAAACAGTTAGTGGGGATATCAACTAAACTCAGAAAAGATAAACTCACTGCAAAGGAGAGCATTATAAACCATATCAAATCTAAAACTGAGAATGGTAAAGTGGCTGTAGTGTGGAGTGGTGTTGATGCCGATTGCGTTAGTTGGGGCAATCGTGTTGACGTTGTTAGCTCCTCTTATGTCCAGATAGAAAAGATGCTCAACGATACTTACGAGGGGTCAGAGGGGAGCATAGACTTCTACTATGAGAAACCATCTATAGCTGAGAAACTAACAGAGACTAGCAGAGACTTGGCTATGGAGGCTTTTGAGGAGGGTCATCCCCATGTCGTTTATCGTTAATCTTGTTTACTCTCAGGAGTTTATAATCGGACTAGCCATGTTGTGTTCAGCATGGTTGGTCTACGCATACTGCCACTGGTTATCTGGTGGCTTCAAATAGAAAGGGAAATCAAATGAAAACTAATTGCGATAGATGCGATACTGAAGTTAACCACCCTCACGTTGATGGTGGCGATGCTATTAGTGTCAGTATGTACTTTGAGTTAGGTGACTATAGTGAAGTCGATAACTACACCAGAGAGGAGGCACAGGATATCCTTAAGTCTCTGGAGATTGTTTGCCATGATTGTTGCCAAGACCTGAATGTGTTTCAGCATTTTGGTTATGAATTTTTTACTAATTAAGAAAGGTAAATAAAATGTTATTAAGTAAAGCAAAACGAAAAAAAGATGGAGAGCTTTGGTCAGGAAAGTGGCTTCTTATTCAAGAAATAAAAAAAGACCACAATACCGAAAATTTTTATCTAACTGCTACCAATATAAACAGTAAAAATAATTATGGAGACAACGATAGAATCTTCAAGCTTAGTGAGTTTGAGGAGTTTAGGTTCTCTGCATTTGAGTTAGATAATATTTTAAACAAAAGACAACCAAGAAAGGGAAATCAATGAATGAATTAGT